CGGCCTGGGCCAATGCGTCGGATCTGGACGTGATGCCCTCCGCGCCGATGCGCTCGTTGTAGGAATTGGCCAGTGCTTCTCCGCTTGTTGCGTTGTAGCCCATGCTTTCCACAGTCTCAGCGCCAAGGGCGGTCAGCACGGTGGTGCCGGTCTCCGCGCTCATCCGGCTCCCTTCGAGGACCACGGTCAGCGCGGCAGGAACGTCCATCGACTTGGCAGCGGCGCCGGGCTTAGTTTCGGACAGCTCCTTGATTCGCTCCTCCAGTTTGATGCCCAGCTCCGCAGCGTTGTTGTTCGACTGCTTCTTCGCGTATGAATCGGCAGCATAGGTGAGATCCTCTCCGCCAAGCAGACGCGCCTGCTGCATGTACTGATCCGCGAGGCCGGAGCTCTTGATGGTGCTGCCGTACTTGCTCTTCCGCACTGCGTTCATGCCTCCGCCGAATACGCCAAACCCAAGGCCGGAGATCAGGCCACCAAGGCCCGCCATGCCGATGTCCTTCAGCTTGTCGTTCATCATCGCGCTGAAGGCTTCCGGGCCCTGCTTCTGTGCCTTCACCCAGTCGGATTTGTCGCCCAGAGCGATCATGTCCGCGTAGATGTTCGCGATCTCAGTGCAGACCTCCTCGGACGCTTCCGTGAAGGATTGAGACGCCATTCCTGCAAGCCAGCTCTTGGCCAGCGCCGGCGTGCTGTTTACGAAGTTCTCCATGAACGTCTCAACGGACACATGCTCGAACAGCGCCTCGTTGAATCCGGACAGGATGCCATAGCTGAGTGCCTCTTCCTGCGTTGCCCCGCGCTGCCGGGCGTCGTTGTATGCCTCGTTGCCGGCGGAGGAGAAGAAGAGGATGTCAGTGGCCCATGGGCCAGTCATGCTCGCGATGGCCATAGCGGCGGCGCTGTCTGCCATGCTCATACCGGACTGGTACAGGAAACTCAGCGTGTTGTTCACCCACGCCTTGTCGTTGAACTCGTCCAGTCCTTGCTTCATGTTGTCGGTCAACAGGCCGTGGTCATGCAGCCAGTTCGTGGCATTGTCGCGGTAGTAGCCGGAACCGACCAGCTCGGAGCGCGCGCCACGGATCGTGGAAGCGCCGGTGCTGATCCGGTTCACGTTGCTGTTGATGTCGATGAACTTCGGCACGTCCGCGCCGCTGACCGCGTTCTGCACACCGGTCACCAGCTTCGACGCCATCGCCGGCACGTTCCCGATCAGGTTCATGCCGACGGACATGATGTCAGCCGCGACGGGGTGCTCCTTCGCCAATTCGGAATAATACCGCTGATCATCTGACGCGCGCTGGAGGTTGACGATGGGCACAATAGCTTTCGCGTATGCGTTCGCCGCTTCGATGCCCTGCGTCTCGTACAGGGCGTTGTATGCGTCGCGCTGCTGCTGTGTCATGTACTCCACATCCACCAGCGCCATCTGCTGTCTGGTCTTCGTCGGGCGGTCCGTGTCAAAGTCAAAGTCAGGCAGATTGTTGACGGCGCGATAGGTGTAGTCCCACTCCTGGTTGTTTACAGGCTTGCTGGGCTGCAGGCCCTCATTCTTCACTGCCGCCTCGAACGCGGGGGCGTAGTAGTTGTACTCGCTCCGCTTGTCCCGCTCCTCGCCGAACGTGCGCACATACTCGCGCGCTTCGTCGATGCTCTTGAAACCGTACTTCTCTTTCAGCCTCGCGGCGATCCCGTCGGTGATGCCGCCACCGCTTTCGACCTGGTCCGCCTGCGCGACCATCTGCTTCACCGCTCTGTATTGCTGCACGTTCCCCTTGTAGTCGCTGTCCGACCACTCCGGCTTCCGGATCCCGTACATGTCCAGGGTGCGGTCCACGATGATCTGGTTCGCCTTCTCCGTCGCCTGCGGGGTCTGCCCCTGCGCGTTCTTGATCACGTACGCGGAGTACAGATCCGGGTCATTTGCCTTGAGCGTGGCGGTCTCGTACTTGGCCTGCTGCCGCTGCAGGTCAGCGTCGGACACGGCGCCGCCCATCTGCGCGGTGCGTTTCATGCCGTCCAGCTTCGCCTTCTCAGCAGCCGCTTCCTTGCGTGCTGCTTCATGGTCTATATCGAATGCCTTCGGCGTTTCATCCGCGCTTTTTTGCGCGTTCAAAAAAGCCTGGCGCGCGGTATTCACCTGTTCTGCGGTCGCCTTGCCTGCGCGTGCCTGCACGGATACACGCTCGTATGCTTCTTTCGCTCCTTCGGCTGTGCGCTCCTGTTCTCCCTGATCAAGGCGTCCAAGACCGGTCGCATCGTAGCGGTTTGCTGTTGCTGTGTCCGCGTATCCTTTCAGCTGCTCGGTCCTCTTTGCGCCGGACGATTGCGCGTTGTTTACGGAGCGGACCAGTGCCATGTTGTCGGTTCCTACTGTTTGTACGCCAAGGACAGATGCAGCAGCCATGACCGCCGCGCGCTCCTTGATCTGTTGCGTGCGGAGCATGCCGTCCTGCTGTGCTTTCTGCGCGTTCGCCACCGCCGTGCGGGTAGCCTCGATTGCCTTCAGATCCTCCAGAGCCTTGCCGGACTGGCGGTACGTGTCGATTGCCTTCTTGCTCGGCATAGACTTCTCGCCGCGTTCACCGATAAGTGCGGTCTGCGACCTGTCGATGTCATACTGCCCTCTGGCGCCGCGTGCCGCTGCCGCAGCTGCGTCTGCCTGAGCTTTCGCTTGTGCCGCCTGCGCTTCCGCTTGTGCGCGCGCTGCCGCCGCTGCCGCGCGAGCTGCTTGGGTCTGCTGTGCGAACTGACCACCAAGGGCGTTGATCCGTTTGTTCTCCACGTCGTTCAGGCGGCGGTTGAATGAATCGAACGGGGCAGCGATCTCCGCGCGGAGGCGGGGGACCTCGCCGCTGGTATCGGCGCCGCTGATGTTCCCGGCAAGGCCCATATTCTGAAGGCCACGATATCCAGCATCATACTGCTCGCGTGCAGACGCAAGAGCACCGGCGCGCTGGCCGGCGTTCTGGATGTTGTATTCTTTCGCTGCCGCCGCAAGCGCGCTGATCTGTGCCTGCGTCAGGTATTCTCTGTTTTTGCGGATGACATCATCGTAATTACTGGGCATTTTGTTACCTCACTTGATGTAATTGTTGACCACGAACTGTATCTGTACACCATTCACGCCGAAGGATTCGCTCTTGTTGTTGTTCTCGAAAGCGATCTGCAGCATCTGGAACTTCTTCACCTTGCTGTTCAGCGGAACGATTTGCGGCGTGCCCATGCCTCCAAAGTAGAAATTCCCGAAGTCTACGTCCGCAAAATCCCATCCGCTCATGGCGCTGCTCTGCACATGTGCATCGGACGTTCCGTCCGTTGTCACATAGATATCGACGCAGCCCTTTGAAACAGGCTTCAGCACACATACGCAGCCGCGCTTCGTCATCGTTTTCAGCTTTGCCATCACGCCAAGCTCATCTGCCCTGGTAGTCCACTTTGCCATGATGGGAGTCCCGACAGTCCATGCGCGGCTCTCTACATTTCCCGTGTATCCGGATCTCCTTGTCATGCTGTCGTTGTATTTGATGCTCGACTTCATGTCGCTGTTGAATCGGCACAGTTTACCGTCTGTCGTTCCGAAAAACAGGTTCCCGTCGTATTCAAGGAACCGGCAGGCGGGGACGTTCTCCCAATAGAACCACTCATACACCCAGCTTTCGTTGTGCCTGGTTTGCTGCCGCCCGTCCGCAACGTAGCAGTGCCCGCTTGACGGGAACGCGATGAGGAAAAGGTTCCCCCATACAGTGCCGACGGCGTTGCTTTTCCCAAACTCTTCCCGGAGCTTGTTGTCCACAAAATACGATCGATTCTGAATCGTTCGCTGTTGGCTTGCGTCAGTGCCGGAAATTGCAAACACGCCCTCCCTGGCGTAAAACATCGGATCATCTCTGAGCGATACGAACACGCCGCGGGATATCGCGCCCACGCCCTTCACGCCCTGCTGGACGGGGAACAGGACGCTGTTGTCGCTCTGTACTGTTGCAGACCGTATGTAGATCTCCGCGTCCTGGTTGTCATCTTCCTTGACTATTGCAAGCACGTTGCCGTAGTGAAGGTAACCGACGATCGCCGTTTGGTCGCTGCCGACGTCGGTCCATTGATTGATTTCCCAGTATGTCGGGTCATCAATCGCGCACGCCCAATCTCTATTCTTTTTGTCCGGGTTGCCTGCGACAAAAAAACGATTGTCGTTAAAGTACCCGTACTGCGTTGCGATTGAGCATTTATTGATAGCGCTTAGATCCGCCGGGTGTTCCGTGCTCGTAAACGTGATTCGGATGTTGTCAAACCCTGCACCGGCAGGGTGTGCGCTTGGCGCGGTCGAGAACGTGACCTTCGTTTTGCCTGCCGTCGTGTCCTCTGAAGCAGTGTATCCGCCGGACATTACGGCCCACCCGCTTACCGTGTACGTTTCCACTTTCGTGATTGTCGCCCCGCGTTCCGTAAGCCAGAAATCCGTGTTCACTCCGTCGCCGGCGATTAGGTTCACCTGTTCTGAACTGAGCAGGTTAGGCTCCTCGTAAGACGTGCATGGTGTCCATGTGTACACCGTCACGTCCTCGTCGTTCTCGCCCTTTTCAACCTTTGCTTCATAGTGCCCTCCGCGACCTGTCGTCGGAGTTTTCGCAACAGAAGAAACAGGCAAAAGTCTATACCCATCGTCATTGTCAAGGCGGTAGAATGTCTGCCCGTCGAGAATGTACAGATAGTTCTTATGAGCAAAAGCGGATGACGGTGCGTCGTGTACGGTTTCGCTGATCAGCTTTTTCTCTAACGTGGTAGGGTTAAATGCCGTCAGGTTCGTCCCGTGGTGCACGATGATCACCGGCCCTGTCATGTTCGGGAACTGGATGTAGTGCAGCCCGTTGATAGTGCCGCTGAACGTGCTGAGGATCCTCCACCCGACGCGCTTCTCCGGGAACCCTGCGTCATCGGCTATCATGTTCAGAGAATCAGGAGAACGACTGTCGTCCACGTCAGCCTTGTCGGAGGTAAAGTCGCACCCGCGGAATGCTGCGTATGTTTTTGAGTATATCGGCGTATCGCTCAGCGTCAGTGGCAGTTTGTTCATCTGGTGCTCCTCACTATGACGTATTTATACGACCCATTCACTGCATTGACGAACAGTTCCCGATACATAGCTGCCAGGTCGTTGTTTCCGGCGTCCTGATGTATCTGCCACGCAAGCCCATACGGGAAAGCGCCACGAACCAAATCATCATGGTATACTAGGCCGTTGTCTATGTCCTCAACGAGCGGGGCGGCGCCAAGCAGCGGCTCCCGGTGCATCGCGCGGGTGCTGTTCTCTGCGTTCAGTGCCTCTTGGAGAAGAATGTTCATGTGCGATATTGCAAGATTGATCTTGCTCTTCCGCGCGTTTTCTACGCCTTCGATGAACATGTTCCGGTATGCAGCCGCCAGCTGATTGTTCCCGGCGTCCTGGTGGTACTGCCACGCAAGCCCATACGGTAACGCCCCTCGTACGATCTTGTCGCTGTAGGGTACTACCTCATCGATTCCAGGTGTTGGTGCCTGATCTAACTCCTCCATGCCTTCTGAAATCCTGATCAAGTTCTCAGCAGGGAGTGCCTCCTGGAGCAGGACCTTCATATAGATGGGTGCAAAATCCCGCTCGTCCTTGTCGTCGTTTTCTCTGTCTCCGATGAACGCGGCGGCGATAACATACACGTCGTGTACGGTCATGTTTGACCGCCCGGTCGTGTGGTCAATTTTGTCGCCAATCAATGATGCCGCGAGGATGTAGACGTCTCTTACTGTCAGCATTGGTTCCTCCTTTAGGATGAGTAGACGATGTAGTATGCGTACTGTGTATTCGGCAGCAGCCCGTAGCTGGATGTGTTGACGTAGACAGACATGCTCTTCGCAGACATCATACGCACACACAAAGCAGCAGAGTTAGACGCATTGGAGGACGAATACGCGTTCGTGTTCATCGCACTCGTTCTTGTATATGAAGTCGATGACGAAGTGCTGTTCTTGTAGATAGCCGTTGTCACGCCTTGGTTTTGCGTGCCACTCGTTCCATAGGTGGGGGCGGAGGTCATGACAGCCTTTGTCATGGTGTACTGGCCCACAGCGTACCGTTGCATGGAGTTGTACCAGCCGGAGATCGCAGAGTTATAAGCACCTCCGTTTACAACCACCACCACCATGATCGGATACCCGCTCCCGGTGTATGGTATGCTGATGCTCTGCGCCCCTGCGGAGTTATGTGTCGTGAACGTACCCTGCACAAGGTTGGACGCTCCGCCTCCGGTGGGGACCGATACCTTCACGGTGGCGTAGTTCGCTACGTCGATCCCGGTTCCGTTTGCGGTGATCTCCTTCTCTCCGCTGACGAGCTCGTTCGCAGTGACAATGACACTTGATCCGGTCTTCGTCCCGCCTGTGATATAGCCGGCTGTATTGGTTACGCTCGGCATAACGGTCACCTGGTGATTCGACACGGTGCTTTTTGTTGAGACAGGCGTTCCCTCAGTCCCGCTTGCTACGCTCTTGCTCGCTTGCGATGCATAAAACCCAGCAGGCACTGTTACCGTTGCTCCGCTTTCAGTCAGGTCATCGCTTGACCGCCTGGGCACCGCCGTCCCGACATACGACGAGCTCACCGCGGCGACTGTCACCTTCGCCATGGCGTCGTAGCCGGAGGAGGGAGTGATCTCCTGCTGGCTCTCGGTTGGTGTCGCGTTCTTGTTGCTCTCAACCACCGCGCCGGCTGGCTTCGTGTACTCCACTACGACGTCGGAGTCGCAATACTTCCCCTGCGTGCCAAGGGTCTTGATCCCGGTCGCTGACATGTTCGCGATCTCGGAGCCCCTGTACTTAATGGATACGTCAGCCATCAGCTCACACCCCCGTTATACGTCGGCAGGCTTGCCGCAGCCCAGGCGCCGTTCACGACCATCAGCACCTTCCCATTGTCGGATCCGGTGACCGTCGGCACGCCAGGGCCAGCCGGTCCCTGCGGGCCTTGTTCACCCTGCGGCCCCTGTTCACCTTGCGGGCCTTGCTCGCCTTGCGGACCCTGTGCCCCAGTATCGCCCTTGTCTCCTTTCGGACCCTGTGATCCAGTGTCTCCCTTCGGGCCTGTTTCGCCGGTGTCGCCTTTGGGCCCTGTCTCGCCTTGTGGGCCTGTTTCACCGGTGTCTCCCTTCGGGCCTTGCACACCCTGGATGCCCTGGATCCCTTGCTCGCCCTGCGGGCCTTGCGGGCCCTGGGGACCGGTTTCGCCCTGCGGACCTTGCGGCCCGTCGTTTCCTTGTACGCCCTGGTCGCCCTTCTCGCCCTTGAACAAACCAGCGTCCGCGTCGTCTCGAACAGACTGCGCGATCGCCTCGATGTGCTCGATGACCGTCATGGGAACTTCGGGCAGGGATGACCCGGCATCGGGAGGTGGTTCGGCGACGTTCAGGCCGATGGTGTTCGTGGTGATCTTGCGCACGACAGAGCCGTCGTGGTACTCGTACCCAACGACAGAGACCGCCCACCTGCCCTCGGATAGGTTCAGGTGCGCGTCCGTTCCGATATAGTCGCCGTCGGTAAGGATCTCGTACGTTAGGTCTCCAAGCTGGAAGAAGACATGCAGGTCCAGCTTCTTCCACTCGCGCCCGATGCGCTCGATCGAGACGGTGAGATAATCCACTGACCCCGCCACGATGTGCGGGGTGCGTATGGATAGGTTCTGCCCTTCAAGGGTGAGTGTGATCATGTGCTATGCCTTTCATTTGCGCTTCATGTTCAGCCATTCAAGGCCGCGTATCATGCGATGGTCCTTTCAGGTGCGGAGTTATTCTTCGTACACAAGAGGGTCAGTGGGGCTGGTTGTGTTGCTGAAGGTTATCTCTTGTTTCACTACGAAATTATAAAAATTTACGCCATAGTATGGGTCTTCTGGGTAATAAAACGTCCTGGTGAGTTGGCGATAAAAAACTCCCTCTTCCGAACTTTCTGTTTTTAGCACAACGGTCTTCCCAGCGTCCAGTGCGCCCTGAATCTCCTCAAAGTTTTTGTCCAGCGTCCTATTCACATCATGCACCACCAGTACCCCGCCGCCGGAGGAGCCGCCGCCACCGCCAAGCGCCTTGTGCAGGGCGATCACCTCGCCGATTCCTACGCCTTTTTCCATGTGTGCCTCCTTACGCGGATACCCACGCGCCGGCGGACTCGTTGAACAGTACGGCCTTGCCGGTGTCCACTTCGACGAACACGGAGCCGTCAGCGAGGTCGGCGGTCGGTTTTGTTTCGCTGCTGGTGCCGAAGTACGTGCGGATGTACTTGCCGTCCGCGGTCAGTTTCTCTTCTACGATTCGCATGAGTCTTCTCCTTTCTGATAAAGGGGGAGCGCGAGGCTCCCCCGGTCGTTAGGTTCGTCAGGAAGTCGTCACCACGGACGCGACGTCGGACACAGCCTTGCCGGCCTTGTAGGACACGGCCTTGATGGTGTCGCCAGCGGTGTGCACGGGCGTGGTGCCGCTGGTGATCTTCACAGCGGTGGTGCTGTAGCGAGGATCGGTGCCGTCCACGGTGTACTTGGTGTAGTCGGAGCTGGAGCCGACGGTGATAGCGCCAGCATTGGAGATGCTGGGGTTCGCCTGCTTCGCGGTGCTCTTGCAGTCCACGTACACGCCGCCGGCGTACTTGCCGATGACGGACGCGACGCCGCGGACCCGGAACTCGACCAGGATGCCGTTGATGCCGGGAGGATCCTGATGGACCTTCGCCTCCTTGATGTCGAACGCACGCAGCGCGGCCTTCTTGTACCAGGCGATCAGGTACACATCAGTGAACAGGTCGGAGTCGGCGACCTCGATGATGTTCAGGGAGCCGATCTTGCCGACGATGCCCTTGATGAGCATGCGGTCGGTCACGTTGTCCAGGGAGGTCAGGGAGTGCCGGATCAGCTGGAACACGGTGGTGGGCACGGCCACGTACCGGTCAGCCTTGGGGATGTTGTTGTTCCGGAACCAGGCCTCGATGGCGGTGAGACGGCCCATGATGTCGGCGGTGGAGGGGGCGTTCCCGGTCACGACCTTGCCGGCGTTCATGGCGAGCTTGCCGTAGAAGTCCTGCTCGATGAACGGAGCGACGATGCTGTTGTTCTGCTCCTCAACCACGGCGCCGGCGGTCTTCAGGTAGCCGCCGTCCTGGTAGTTGGCCTTGTCAACAGTGATCGCATAGGACTTGTCGTAGTCCCAGGGGATGTACTGCTGGGTGTCCTGCATCTCGGCAGGGGTGCCGTACCGGTTCGCGGTAGCGGCCATGTTGTAGCTGTTCAGCGCCTGGGGGACCAGGGAGGTCAGGTAGACGCCTTCGCCGCCGTCGAGCTTGTACTCGTCGGTGGTCTTGCCGGCCAGGTTGGAGGCGTACTCCAGGCTCTTGA